GATCCCACGACGCCGGCAAACGACAAATGCGGCCGCAAGCTCTCCGACTGCAAGAAGCGGTTCGGCGACAACAGCGCGCTGCCGATGGGTGCCTTTCCAGGCATCGGACGGGTGCCGACGTCATGATCGAAGCCTATGAGCAGACCGTCCTGGCGTTCCTGGGCGCGCAGGCAATCGCGGATGCGAAAGCGCACGCGCTCGAAGAGTTCCCGAAGGAGAGCTGCGGCTTCATTGCCGGCGGCGTCTATTTCGCTTGCGAGAACAAAAACGACGAGCCGACCAAGGAATTCGAGATCCAGGACGAGCGCTACGACCAGGCATTCGCTGCCGGCGCGGTGCAGGCGGTCATTCATTCCCACCCCTACGGCCCGCTCGTTCCCTCTGAGCTGGATATGGCCCAGCAGATCGAGACCGGCGTGCCGTGGGGCATCATCATGCTCAACGAGGCCGGCATCTACAAGATGGTCGCCTGGGGCGGCAATCTGCCGATCGCGCCTGTCATTGGCCGCCCGTTCATTCACGGGATCTTCGACTGCTACAGCCTCGTCCGCGACGTCTTCCGGCTTGGCAAGGATGGCATGGCCGCGCAGGGCATCTCCTGGCCGCATGATCCGGTCGAGCTGCCCGAAGTCGCGCGCGCGGACAATTGGTGGAAGGGCGAGGACGACCTCTATGTCGCCCACCTGGCGCCCGTCGGCTTCAAGCAGATCAGCCGATCCGAGGCGTGCGAGGGCGACGGCTTCCTCTGTGCGCTCGGCGATCGACGCACCAATCCGAACAAGCGGCTCAACCACGCGGCCCTGATCGTCGAGCGCGACCAGGTGCTCCACCACTTCACCGACCACCTCTCCGCACGCAAGCCGGCCGGCATGTGGGCGCGCGCCGCAGAGATGTGGGTTCGCTACGAGGGGCCGTCCAAATGATGCGGACCATTCACCTGCACGGCAAGCTCGGCAAAGAGTTTGGCCAGTCCCACCGCTTCGATGTTGCGACGGCCGCTGAAGCGTTGCGCGCGCTCAACTGCGCATTCCCCAAGCGCTTCGTCCAAGCGATCGAGCGGGGCTACTACAAGATCGTGCGGGGTGACAAGCGCTCGGGCATGCAGCTCGATCTCGACCTGATCAACCAGTTCAACCTGGGCGGCGCCGATCTGCATGTCATCCCGGTCGCCAAGGGCGCGGCGATGAGCCAGTCGGCCAAGGGCACGACCAAGGTCGTTCTCGGCGCCGCGCTTATCGGCGGCGCGATCTTCTTCTCCGGCGGCACGCTCGCGGCCCCGTTGGCTGGCATGGGCGGAAGCGCCTTCACCATCCTGGGCGGCAGCATCACCTACGGCAACATCGCGCTGCTCGGCCTCGGCCTGGTGCTCGCCGGCGCCTCGACGCTGATGTCGAAGCCCGCCGTCAACACCGCCTCCAATTCCGTCAGCGTCAACGGCGGCAACATCGGCAATTCCGGCCAGCAGGGCAACGCGGTCACGCTGATCTACGGCGAATGCATGGTCGGCTCAACGCCGATCGAAGCCTGGTCGGACGTCGAGGATATCGACGTCTACGCCGACAGCGCCGGCTCGATCGAGACCGCCTTCGGCCACAATCCCGCATACTGGAACGGCAACTCATGAACGCGATCGTAAACCCCAACGATCTGTTGCGGCACGTCGTTCGCGGTGCAGGCGGCGGAGGCGGCGGCAAGGGCGGTGGCGGATCCGCCACGACCGAGGACGATACCCTGCGTTCGTCTACCAAGGTCTACATTGTCGAGGCGCTTGGCGAGGGTCCGATCGTGGGTCTCGTCAATGGCGCGAACTCGATCTATTTCGACGACACGCCGCTTGAGAACGCCGACGGCGCCAAGAACTTCGTCGGCGTCACCTGGGACCAGCGCCCCGGCCTGCCTGACCAGACGCCGATCACCGACAGCGGTCCTGCGCAGACCTCGACCCCGTTCTCCGTCGAGACCCAGGTCAAGAAGTCAGTCCCGGCTATCCGCACGATCGACGACCCGAACGCCGCCACTGTGCAGGTGATCATCCGGCTGCCTGCGCTCGTCAAGGCCGACCAGAACACCGGCGATGTCACCGGCACGTCCGTCAACTACCGGATCGACCGCCGCGCCGCCGGCGGCAATTGGGAGACGATGGCCGACGTCGTGGTCAATGGCAAGGTCTCCTCGCCCTACAATAAGGCCCACGTCATCCCTGCGCCCGCGAATCGGGAATCGCCCTGGGATATCCGCGTCTCGCGCCTGACCGACGACCCCGATCCGGTCGAGGCCACGCTGCTCCAGAACCAGACCTGGTGGCAGAGCTATTCGACCATCATCTCGAGCAAGTTCTCCTACAACGACACCGCGCTCGTCGCGCTGGCTGTCGACGCCTTCCTGTTCGGCTCCAATATCGGCACTCGCGGCTATCACGTCCGCGGTCTGATCATCGACGTCCCGTCGAACTACAATCCGCTCACCAAGACCTACAGCGGCGTCTGGGATGGCACGTTCAAAGCCGCCTGGACCTCGAACCCGGCCTGGATCTTCTATGACCTCATCACCAACAATCGCTACGGGCTCGGCGAATTCGTCAACGCTGCCCTGATCGACAAGTGGTCGCTCTACCAGATCGGCCAATATTGCGACCAGCTCGTGCCGTCCGGCTTCAAGGACGCCAACGGCAACGACATCATGGAGCCGCGGTTCGCCTTCAACGGCGTCATCAAGAACCGCGAGGAAGCCTACACCGTTCTCCAGAACATCACCGCGGCCTTCCGCGGCATGGCCTACTGGTCGCTGGGGCAGGTGTTCTGCGCGGCCGATATTCCGTCCGACCCGGTCGCTGCCTTCACGCCGGCCAACGTCATCGACGGGCACTTCAAGTATTCCGGCACTGCCATGAAGGCGCGGCACTCGGTTGCCGTCGTCTCCTGGCAAGATCCGAACAACTATTTCCGCGACACGCCCGAGGTCATCCAGGACGACGACATGATCGAGCGGTTTGGCTGGCGCCAGACCGACGTGTCGCTCATGGGTTGCACCTCGCGCGGCCAGGCGCACCGCTTCGGCAAGTGGATCCTCGACACCGAGCGCAACCAGACCGAAACGGTCCAGTTCGCGATCTCCTGGGACGGCTATGTCCTCAAGGAGAACCAGCAGGTTAAGCCGGGCGACATCGTGCTGGTGTCGGACCCGCGCAAGAACGGCAATTACCGCGCCGGCGGGCGGCTGCTCGCGGTCGGCGACGCCAGTCATGTGACGCTCGACTTCCCGTTCGAGCCCCAGGCCGGTCAGACCTACACCTTGAGCTCGATGCTGCCGGATGGCTCGTTCGAGACCAAGACCATCGCGAGCTTCGGCGATGACAACGCCACGATCACGCTCGCAAGCGCATTCTCTGCGCCGCCGGTGCTCAACGCCGACTGGATCATCCAGTCCGCGAACATGGTTGCGCGCCAGTATCGCGTCATGGCGGTGCAGGAAGATGCCGCGAACATCTTCAAGATCACCGCTCTGATCCACGATCCGAACAAATACGCCCGCGTCGAGCAGAACCTGGCGCTGGACAAGATCCCGTATGTGCGCCCGCGCAACGTCATTGCGGCGGTCACAAACCTGCAAGCCACCGAGGCGCACTACTTCCAGAATGGCGTCTCGCATTCACGCGTGACCCTGTCCTGGACCGGTCCGAACGACTTCCAGGTCGCCGACTACCTGATCACGGCGGACAGCCCGCACGGCTTCGTCAACTTCAACTCGGTCACTCAGCCCTCGCTCGATATCACTGACGCCACGTCCGGCGACTGGACCTTCCATGTCGTGACACGCTCGCTCACCGGCGCCACCTCGACGCCCGTCAGCCTGCAATTCACCGTGGAAGGCTGGGAGGCCGTGGATGGGCCGCTGCCATCCGCCCTGGTGTCGACCGACGGCGCCGGCGTGTTCAATGGCCGCGCCCCGACGGTGACCTGGACCAACACCTTCCCGCCGGGCGCCGTGGTCTACCAGGTCAAAAACGTCGTCAGGGTCTACGACGGCGCATCCGATCTTCTGCTGCGCACCGAGACCGTGCAGTCGACCACCTACACCTATTCCTACGAGGCCAACGTCAATGACGGCGGGCCGCGGCGCCACTTGCGCATCGACGTCACCGCGCTTTCGGTCACGGGCACGGAGTCCGCGCCCGCCTCCATCGTCATCGCGAATCCGCCGCCGGCAGCGCCAACGATCCAGGTGAAGTCGGGCGTGGGCTCGCTCGAGGTTGCCTGGTCGGCGAACGATCCCGATTATGCCGGCGCGCTGGTCTGGGCTTCGACGTCGGCCGGCTTCGTGCCGACACTCGACAATTTCCTTTATGACGGCCCGGACACCAAGGCCAACCTCGTCATCGGCGCCGGCAACTATTACGTCTGGGTCGCCAATTATGACGCCTTTGGCAAGATCGGCCTCAACGTCGGCGGCCCTCAGACCGTCGCCATCAATGACCTGAATTCGACCCTCGCGGGCGTGCTTCCGGATCTTCTCTCGGCCGCAGGGCAGGTGACCGTCAAGGATGTCGAGGACATCGGCGACCAGCTCGCCGGCATCGTGAACCAGATCATCCAGGATCGCGACTGGAACGATCAGCTCCACGCGCGGCACGAACAGTCTCTGTCGGTCAAGTCCGACGGCTTGAGCTCCATGATCATCGAGGAGCAGACGGCTCGGATCGAGGCGAATTTCGCCGAGGCGACCGCACGCCAGGTGCTCGAGGCCAACATCAACGACAACGTGATCGCCCAGATCGCGAACGAATCGCTGGCACGCGCCACCGCCGACGAAGCGCTTGCGACGCAGGTCACAGCGCTCACCGCGCAAGTCAATGACGACATCGCAGCAGCGCTGCAAACCGAACAAACAGCGCGCGCAGACGCTGACAGCGCGCTCGCGCAGTCGATCAGCACCGTCTCGACGACTGTCTCGGGGCACACCGCTTCGCTCTCGACGATCCAGAGCAGCGTCGATGGCGTGAAGCTGGAATACGGCGTGATCGGAACTATCGACGACGCCACTGGCGGCTTCCTGATGACGGGTATCAAGCAGCTCGATGGCTCCGTCAGCTTCACCATGAAGATGTCGGGCGACCTGATCGTCCAGAACTCGATCTCGACCGACAAGCTCTCCGTCAACTTCCTGAGTGCCTACACGGGCACCTTCGGCACACTGACGGCCGGCATTCTCAAGAGCACCGACAACAAGGTGGTGCTCGATCTGACCGCCAAAACCTTCATTATTTCGGACTAATGACCAAGCGAATCTTCATCAGCCCCAACCGCGTGACGGTGTCGAAGCCAGGCTTCGACGCCGAGAATCCGCCTGCGGTGGACTATCGCTACCTGGCGCTGGACTCGCGCCTGGCGAGCGGACGTCCGCTGGAGATCGGCGTTGTTCCGAATGTCTATTACGGCCTGACCGTCAACTTCACGACGACCTACGCCGGCGTGCCGGCAGTCGACCTCGTGATCTTCTCCAGCACTTCGTCGATCAATGCCTATAATTATATCAACGGCATCGTAATGCGCGACGCGAACAGCTCCGTCGCCTACAACCGCACCACCTATTATCTGGGCATCTCTACGAGCCAGTTCGCGGTGGTGGATGACGGCACCTATGTTCGTTCGGCGCTTCTCACCAGCGGCTATCCCGGCTTCTATATTGCTTGGCAGAACTGGTAATGACGCAGCGCTTTCTCGCAGGCCTTCACCCTGGCTTTGGCACCTACGGCGTCTGGCTGTCCAAAGCCGGCATCGATGTCGCCCAGGTCGGCCCCGCGGCCAACTTCATTCTTCGACCGGACGTCAAGTATGAGCAGATCGTGCTATCGGGACAGGTCGCGATCGGGACTGGTCAAACTGTCACCGTCGCCCTGCCGGCGGATCTCGTGAAGCACCCCTACGTCTGGGTCCGAGGAAACATCAGCGGCGCGATCGAGCTGCCACACTCTCTCGACGCCGCCGGCGGCACCGGGTCTAACCCCGCCGAGGTGAACTTCACCGCCTCTATTTGGCGTGACAAGCTCCAATTCTTCAATCCGAACGGGCAATACACGCTCTACGGAACCTACATGGTGTTCAACAGGAGTGTCGGCGCGTGACGCAGCGCGTTCTCATTCAGGGCGGGCAGGCGAGCGCGATGCGGGTCAGCATGCCCGGTATCGACGTGACGACCGCTGACGTCGATCAGACGGTGTTCGATTCTCGCTGGTCAGGCCTTATTCCTTACCGCACTGGGCAGCTCACCAGCGTCTCGCAATCCACATCGACATTCTCGTTTGGCGAGACGCTCGATCAGCCGCCAATGTGCGTCTGTCATTTCGTGACCCTTGCGAATGGTTCGCCCACCTCGACCTTTCGAAACACGCCAACGATCTTCCGCGGCAACGACGTCAACAACTGGTGGTATGTCGTTGTGTCGACCTCCTATGTCCAGTTCAATTCTCTCTTTGGCAACCAGGCTTCGTTGCTCACTTTCACCCTCTTCAAGCGCGTTGGAGGCTAATTCGTGCTCGTGATCTATGACAATACCGGTTTCGTCAATCAGGCCATTCTTCAGGCGGACTGCGAACTGGAGATGCTTTCGCAGCGCTACGACGAGATGGGCGTGCCCAACTTGCTCTACGAGGGCGAGGGCGACATCTTCAACCTCTATGTCGATGTGACAACCACGCCTCATCGCGCTTTGCAGAAGCCGCCGATCGCAATCGCCGGCGAGAACCGCCCCGTAAAGGCTGATGGCATCGATACGCTCGAATTTCAGCTCGAGCCGATGAACGCCAACGTCATGGTCACCTTTCATGGACAGGTCGTTCACCAGGAAGATCTTACCGACGGCAAAATCGAGTTCGCCGTGGACCAGGCTGGAACCTACGAACTCCGGATAGAAGCCGCGTTTCCCTACGCTGCCGCCGTCGTCACCATTGAGGCCGTCGAATGAAGATCCAGATCAACCCCATGCCGCAGCTCATCCTGCGCGCCGAGCGCCGCATCAATTTCTACAAGGTCGCCCGGCTCCAGGACTTCGCCCACGACCGCAAGCGCCAGCTCGCCCAGGCTGTCCTCGCCGGCGAGGCGCCGACGGACGAGTTTGTGCGCGCGGCCGAGATCGAGGGTATCGATGTCGAAACCCTTGCGGGCGTCATCGTTTCCAAGCCTGACGTGATGATGGAGGCGGAAAATGCACGCCGAGAGCTGATCGTCCGGGTGAGGGCGGCGACGACCCCTGCCGAGCTCGAGCAAATCCTCGCCGAAGCCAACGTGGGTAAGCACCCGGCGGATGGACATGCCCAATTGCTGACCTAGCTTATAAGTCAGGATTGACTTACAATAGGAATTACGTCAGATAGGATCCCATGTCCACGCTCACGCTCTACACCACTGGCACGATCACCTTCACCAACGCATCCGCGGCAATCACGGGCGTCGGAACGAGCTTTATTGGGCTTCAGCAGGGCGATCCAGTCCTCGCCCCCGACGGAGCGTGGTATGAGCTCGCCTCGGCTCCTAGCGACAACCTGTCCGCGACCCTCGACCGCGTTTACTCGGGAGCCACGGCGACGAACTCGCCCGGCGGGAACTGGGTGATCCTGCGCTCGAGCATCAACCGTGACTCGGTCCGCACAGCCACCAAGCAACTCACGGACATCAGCTCGGTCTGGCGCCAGATCATGAGCCTGACCCAGTCCGACCAGACCACCAAGCTCTCCAAGGCGCTCTCGGCTGATCGCGCGGGCATGGTGCTTCAAAAAGCCCTGGTCGATATGTTCCAGGTCGGCACCTTCCAGGATGACGATTTCTCGATCCGCTACCTCCTGGCCTCAACCTGGACCAAGGCCCTCGGCGTCAACCCGACGACCGGCGCCACCTCCTTCTATTCCCAGATCCTGCTCGGCGGCGTGCTGTCGCCGACAATGCTGACCGCGACGACCAACGACTACGCGCCTGCGAACCTCGCCCAGGCCAATATTCTGCGCGTCTCGACCAATGCAGCCCGCGTCCTGACCGGCCTCGCCACGGGCGCTCCGGGCCGCGTTCTGGCGCTGATGAACGTCGGCACCAACGAGCTCGATCTCGAAGACGAGGGCGGCTCCTCTGCTGCGGCCAATCGCTTTGCGCTCGCCGGCAACCTGGCGATCCCTGCCGGCGGCGCGGTGCTGCTGATCTACGACGGTGTCGCAAGCCGCTGGCGTGTTCTGGGAGGCTCCAGCTCGGGCGGCACGAGCGGCCAAAAGGGCTGGTCTCCGATCCTGGCTTACGTTTCTGACGGGGCGGGCGGCAAGGTCGCGCAGATCATCGACTGGACCGGCGGCGAGGGCACCAAGCCCGCCACGGGCGCCTATATCGGCGCCACGGGCCAGGTCGCGACCGCAGCCGAAGCGACCAGCGTCCTTGGTCCCAAGGGTGACCAGGTGCAGTTCCGCATGAGTGGCGCGGTGCTGCAATGGAGCTATGTTGGCACCATCAATTGGCAGGATCTCTACACGATCGACCTGATCGTGGGACCGCCGAGCGCCTTGCAGTGGGTCTTTTCGACCACGACGGCGGACGCGGACCCCGGCGCCGGCAAGATCCGCTTCAACAATGTCACCTTCGGCAGTGTCACCACGATCTTCATCGATGTCACCGAACATTTCGGCGTCGATGTCAGCGCCTATCTCGACACCTGGGACGACAGTAGCAACTCGGTCAAGGGAACGCTGACGCTAATCGACCCCGCGGCGCCTCAAATCGCGGTCTTCAACATCACGGGCATGACCACTGCGACCGGCTACCGCAAACTGACGGTCACGCCGATCGTCGGCGGCGTCTTTGCGGACACCAGGCTGCTCTCGGTGCAGTTCGCTCGCGCGGGCGACAAGGGTCTTACGGCGACGGCAAACGTCGGCACCGTCTCGACGCTCGCCCCTGGCGCCGACGCCACCGTCGTCAATGCAGGCACGGCGAACGATGCCGTGTTCAACTTCGGCATTCCCCAGGGACCGCAAGGCATCCAGGGCATTCAGGGCCTGAAGGGCGATACCGGCGCGACCTACAAGGGCACCTCGACCACCTCTGTCCCGGTCGCCGCCGGCGCCGTGACCATGACGACGCAGGCGGGTCTGGCGTATCTGCCGGGCGCCCGCGTGCGCGCGAGCTCGACGGCAACGCCCTCGACTTACCTCGAAGGTATCATTTCGGTCTACAACGTCGCCACGGGCGCGCTGACGTTCACGGCTGACAAGGCTGTCGGCACCGGCACGCTTGCGAGCTGGAATATCAACCTAGCAGGTGATCCGGGCTCGGCCGACTTCGTCACCATTCGAAAGTTCACCTATGGCACGGTTGCCAATCAAACCGTGCTGTCCGGACCGGACCTGTTTGGCCGCACGCTGGCTTATACTCCCGGCTACATCACGGTCGTCGTCAACGGCTCGACGCTGACGCCCTTCGACTTCACGGCGACCGATGGCGCGAGCGTCGTTCTGGCGCGCGCCGCGAACGTTGGCGATAGCGTCTATATCGACTGCTCACTCGCCTACACCCCGGCCGATGCGCTCTCGATCTCGCAGAACGGCGCCGATATCGCCAACAAGCAAGCATTCATCGCCAACCTCGGTCTCAATAACCCAGTTCGACCGAACGATCTTCTTAACCTGATTTATCAGTCCAAGGCGCTCGCCGTGTCACGGCGAATCGCGGGCATGTGGGCTGACGGCTACAAGGCTACCGACGGCCTCGCGGCAGGATTGTCCTCCAATTACGCTGTGAACACCTCCTCTGGTCTCGTGGCGCCGACGACCGGAACTTACACCGTTCAATCCCCCTCGGCGGTGAATACGACGTTCACATACGCGACCGGCGCCGCACCAGCCAACCTCTACGACGGCTCGGATAGCACCAACGCGGCGGACCCTGGTGGCGGCAATGCCAGCATGGTGATTGCCTACGATTTGGGTTCTGCCAAACCCATTCGCCGCGTGCGTGCGATCACGGGCTCGTCGAACGGCTTTACGAACGCGTTTACCTGGAACATCCAATACAGCGACACCAGCCTCACCGCCGGGTGGACCACTTGTGGGCAGATTACGACCGCCGCAGGTGTCTCTCAGGCGGCGCAAGTGGATATCGCGGTCGATCCGGGCTCACATCGGTATTGGCGCCTCGCTTATGCGTCCGGAACCACCGGAGGCAACGCCTGGATGGGCGAAGTCTCATTCTCGACCCCCGCCCTCCCAGCAAATATGACGCTGGTGACAACCGCTCAAATTCTCGACCTAGCTACCTGGCCGACGATTGCCCGTGCGCTGATCGAGTTCGACAACTCAATCATCGCGGTTGCCGGGACGGACTACACCATCGAGCTCTCCTGTGACAGCGGAGCCCACTGGTTCAGCCCCAGCGCCTATACGACCGTCACCAATTTAAGCCAGGGCGGTCGAGCCGTCATCGATACCGGCGATGTCACCTGCACGGGCGGCACCCAGGTTCAGGCCCGCATCAAGACGCTAACCAATAAAGCGATGTCGATCTACGGGGTCGGCGTCGCCTTCCGTTGATGAGGATTAGACGATGACCAGAGCGCTTGAGCGCGGACTATCTCAATTTCGCAAGAACTACATCATCAACGGCGGCATGATGGTGTCGCAGGAGAATGGAACGACTGCGGCCGCAACGAACCTATACTATCCTGTTGATCAGTTCCGGACGATCATCTCCGGCACCTCTGGCGCGGTCAGCGTTGCGCAGGTCGCCAAGGTTACACCGAGCGGCTCGCCGAACCGTATTCGCGTGACGGTCACGACCGCGGATGCCGCTGTTGCTTCAACCGACCTTGTCGCGCTGCTTACAAAGATCGAGGGCACAAGGGTTGCCGATTTGCTGCTCGGCAGCACGTCGGCGAAGACTGTAACCCTTAACTCTGGCGTCAACCTACCAGCCGGGACCTATTGCGTCACATTCCAGAACGACGCAGCCACGCGCAGCTATGTCGCCGAATACACCATCAGCGCGGGGCAAGCGAACACGGACGTTATTGTGCCGATCACGATCCCGCTCGACCAGTCTGGCGCGTGGATCAAGGACGCCACCGGCTCGGGTCTCACTGTCATATGGGCCCTGATGGTCGGGTCGTCGTTCCAGAAGACCGCTGGTGCCTGGGGAACCGATGCGAGCGGCATCTATGCCTCGTCTAACCAGTCAAACTTCTTGGGCACGAACGGCAACGTGTTCGAGCTGTTCGACGTCGGGCTCTATGAAGGATCGGTCGCTCCCGCCTTTCAAGTGCCGAACGTCGACGACGAAACTCGAAAGTGCCAGCGCTATTATTTCAAATATGCAACGGCGATTGTTTCTAGTTCGGGCAACACTTATGCGGCCTGGGTATTGCCGGTTAAAATGCGCGCTGCTCCTACTTGGAGTGGTGGTGGGGCGGGTTTTGCCACGACTGGCTTCACCGACGGACAGACAGGTTACAACACCCAAACCACCAATGCTGTCGTAAGCAATCTGGTAGCGAACGCGAGGATGTAA